TATACTCGGTCTTTCATGTCAAAACCTGTATTTTCTCCTTTATATGTGATTGATTGAATAGATTTTGTTAAAACAGTACCACTAAATCTATCTAATTTATCACGTACAGCATTTGCTAAAGTTGTTAAATCACTTGGACTTTTAGTGTAAATTTCAATGTCATAACTAACAACGTCCAACTCACTTACACCATCTTTAGTATCTGTTGGGTCTAAACTCGTTTGCTCATAAACTATATAAGGGTAAACGATATTTTCAAAAGCCATGTAAGGAAATATATTAGTCCCTACAATACCGTTTACCGTAGCATCGTTTGATAATAAATTATATATAACATCCCCTATCATACTTTATCAATTATCTTTTGTAGTTTCTTTGTTAATTTAGTCATTAAATCCTGTTCTAAATTGCTTAACGCTGGTTTTCTTGCATTATCAATACCTTTCTTAAAGTAGTTACGACCTCCACTAAAACCATAAGCGTTTTTAGCGTGTTGATTCAAAACAAAACTACCATAGTATTGTTTATGGCTATCTTCATAAACAGTAGCACCCATGAATATATTACGTCCTTTTACCTTTCTTCTTAATCCAAACTTAACGCTTTCTCTTAATGTACCTCCTTCATGGTTTCTTGATTCTGTTTTCCATCCTTTTGAACCATCACTTTGAGGAGTGAATTGTTTAACAGTATTAGCAACCATTTTACCGCTTGAATTAATAGCAGAATAGATAACAGAACTTGCAGCCCCTGTACTCTTTAAATCCTTGATTTGATTTAACATCTTTTCAAAAGCCTTTCCATTCTCTATTTTAAAAGTCATCGCCATTATGTCTGCTGTAATTTCTCAACGTATATCAATAACCCATCCTGTCTTTGTATCTCTTTTATCTGTACTATCTTGTAATACTCTGAATTATAAATAATTCTCATGTTTTCATCAATAGTACTTACATACCTTGTACGAAAATGACCGCTAACATCTGTATTTTTGTTTTTGTCTTTGTCGGTTTCATTTCCTGTATTATGTACCCAATTAGCCCAAATAGTTGCATGAGTAGTCCACGTCCAACTTCTAAAACCATAACTATCTGTTGAGTTTGATTTTGATTGCACTACTATACGTCTATCTAATAATCCAGCTTTCACAATTCAATCATTTGGGTTAATATTTCATCATCTATATTATTTATGTAGTTTAGTTCCTTAGTTTCTCCTTTTAGGTCGCTAAACTTCCATATATTTTCATCACTTTTAATGTCTATTATCATGTTGCCATTTAAACTTAATTCTCGCATAGCTACACTCATAAACCTTTTACGACTGTTATTGTCTAAACCGTTCTTTAGACCTTTATCGTACATCGTAACCTTATCATTTGTTACCGCCAACTTCTCTATTATATCTTTTCTTATCATCCTACCAGCCCCTATTAAATGACCGTAGTCAACCTCTTTTAATTCTTTGGTTTGCGAATCGAAAAAGCAAACCTTAGTAATGCCAAACATAGGGTAATTGTTATCCATTTGCTCTTTATACTCATCTAACAACTCTTTTGTTATAATGTCATCACTACCTAAATTCATCATGTAGTCAAAGTCTATTTTTAAGGCTCTTTCCACTCCTACATTCATCTTATGACCTAAATCATCGTTTGATACTTCTACATACTTAAAACCATACTTAAAAGCCATTAATTTAGCCCATTGTTCACTAACTACACAAAGAACATCTATACTATAATCTTTTTGTAACTTCTTTATATTTGATAAACATAACTCGGTTATATTCATCCTACCCCAAATAGGTAATAATACCAATATTTTAGGCTTCATAAAATATTCTATAATTGTTTAATAATACTTGTACTGTTTTTGGTAATGGTATATTTTGAACACTACCCATAATTGAAACACCCTCCCTATTCTCAAACAAGTGGCTTATCATAAGTTTAATTGCATGACGTATATCCATAGGAACATCCGTAGAAGCATCACCATAACCACAAACATAAGTAATCGTAATAGGATTAATCTTTTCATCTTGTACATCTGGAAAATCCACTCCAACAGCTTCATAAATACGACATACAGTATCTTTTAAATCTACTTGATATTGACTTGAATTTAATGTTTGACTTGCACCATCAACATCGTAATAAGTTATTGAACTTACACTTTGAACTGGATTAACGCTTAGTTTCATTCCATCGCTAAAATCAGTAGGGTATTGTAACCATGTTTGAGTTATAAAAACTCTATTACAATATTGCTCACAGTATTTACGTGCAGCAGTTATTACGGTTGCTAAATAAGTATCTTCATCAGTACCATCAATTCTTAGATGGTCTTTTGCCTCGCTTAGACTTATTGGCTCTACCGCTGGCTGGCTGCTTATCTGATACTTCATCTTTTGGAGTTTCTTTTGTTTCTTCTATTATTTCAACTCTACCAATACCAGCTAAATGAATAGCCTTTGCATCTGGTATCTCATGGATAGACCCAGCTGGGAAACACCCAGCCGAGCCAACACATGATATTAAATATTTAACTTTCATCCTAAATATTAGGTTAAAGTTAATGTTCTCATTTTCTTGATAGCTGCTGTATCCATCAATTCACAGTCAGTTCTAAAGAATCCAACAAACGCTGTTTGGTCTTCTAAGAATTTAAACTCTGTTGAACGTCTAATGTTCATTCCAGCTACATCACGAATTACGAATTTACTAAAATCACCGTAGAACATTGGAGTTTTTAAACTTCCTGTTCCATCCATGTCTTGGTTAATTACGTATCTTGTTCCATCAATAGTAGATGGTACACCGTTAACAATACTTCCAGCATCCCATAATGGTCTTGAATCACCCGAACCAATCGTTAATTTTTTCAATTTTAACAAAGTAGCATCGTTCATCATAAATACAGCATTTGCTCTATAAGCTGGGTCAACTGAATGTTTAAGGTCTAACACTTCTGAATAAGTAATTGCATCTTGGTCAGCTAAAGTAACTCCTGTTGAACTTACAGCATAGTTAAGTCCGTTTGGTGCAGAAGAACCGTTAGCAGTTGTATAAGCTAAGTTTAAACCTCTACCAAATCTTTCTGCTAAGTTTTCAATCAAGAAAGCCTCAAAGTCAAAAGATGAATCTTGTAAGATTTCGTTTGATGCTAAAATATATTTTGAAGTATATTTGTAAGCATTTAACACTTTTTGACCTAAAGTAGTATCTTGAGCACCAGCAGCAGTAGCTTCTGCTAACAATACAGCGTAGTTTGCAGTATCGTTGTTAGTTACAAAGTTTAATGGATTACCTTGTGCAGTAGTCATAATTTTTGCAACCTCTCTAACACCACCATAAGCAACCATTGATTTGATTACTTGATTTACTAAATCTGTTTGAATAGCATATCCACCCTCTGAATTAGTAGTAGATTGCGCTCTTTGTAAGATTTGTCTATCTTCGTTTGACATCTCATTACCTTTCAAAAGATAGTTTAATAATGCTCTGTTGTAAGACTTTTTCTCATCTTCGATTTGATTAACTGATTTTTTAGTTAAATCAGCTATTTCTTCATTTGATGTGATAATGCTTTTTGATTGAGCATTTAGTTTTTCTTTTTTCTCGATAAAAGATTGTACTTCCATAGCCTCTTTATGTAAAGAGTCAAATGTTTTTTCTTCCGTTTCGTTAAGAGTTTTTCTACCCTCTAACTCGGCAGCATCTATGATTGCTCTTTGGTCAGCGTCAAGCTTCGCAAGTTTTTCATAATCTTTTTTTAAATTATAGTCCATCGTTCTTTTTTATTGCGATAGGCTTCTATACCTATCTGGTTATTATTAATCTTTATTTGATTTTATACAAAAGTAATATTTTTTTACAAAAGTTTAAATCTTTACCAATATATTTTTCTTCTACTACTTTTTGGTCTTCAATTACTTGCGTTTCTTCTGTTAAACTTTTTATATAAGTCCTCATTTCTTCTTCGGTCATGTCGTCTAAACTCTTTTTTAGTGCTTTTGGATTACTCGGTATATTTACAACTGAAACCTCTAATAATTCTTGACCGAAAAAATGAAAAGCACCATCACGTTCTTCACCAAATTTACCATCTTCACTTTTTAAAGGAACAAACCCAACACTTACAGCACGTAAAGAACCATGTTGAATTTTCTTAAATATCTTTTCAGCTAATGGGTTAATGTCCGCTGGTTCAAATGTTATATCTATTAGTAATTCTTTACCCTCTACATAAGCACGTCCAAAACCTAACTGGTCGTCTGGATTAGGACTTGAACCCTCACCATACACATTGTGTTGATAACCAATAACAGGGTTAGCATTGAAATTATCTAAACTCCAGTTCTTTTGGTTTAAAACCGTACCATGTCGGTCTTTATCATAAGTTGAAGCCACAAAGGTAACTGTTCTACTTTCATTATCGCCCTTTGCTCTTATTTCTGCTTTTATATTTCTATTTTCCATCGTTGTTATTATTTAAATCTTTAATTCTACCAATATTTGAAGCCATAAAATAATCATTACCACCATCATAAGGGTCTAAGTCTTCTTTACGTCTTACATCATTTGGACTTACTATTCCATTTTGGATACCAACTTGATAAGCTGCATATCTTGTAGCCATATCACCACGCAACAACCCATCCATGTTCATTTTAAAGTACATTGTGGCTTTCTCACTTTCTTGAAGCAACTTTCTATTTAATTCCTGCTCAATAAGTATCACATAAGGTAATATACTAAACTGTGAAAAGTTTAAATTTTGTTGCTCTATATTTGAGAATGTAGCACGTTCTAAGTCAGCTATCATGTGAGGTGGTACTCCAAACCATCGAGCAATATCGTTAATACTAAACTTTCTTGTTTCCAAAAATTGTGCTGCATTTGGTGGTATGGTTGTTTGTGTAAACTTCATCCCCTCTTCTAAGATTAGAATCTTATGTGAGTTTGTTAACCCACCAGCACGACGTTCTAAACTCTTTTGTAGATTATTATAAGCCGTATCACTTAATTGCGTAGGATGCTCGTAAATACCACCTATTGAAGCACCATTTGAAAAGAATTTGCTTCCAAAATCTTCGGCTGCTTTTCCAAGTCCTAAATTATCTTTTGCATAATCAATAACACTTTTACCCTCTATCTCATCACCTAAACCTCTAAAGTGAAGCATATTTGACTGGTCAACTGTTATCTTTTTTGATTCTAAATTAAGTGTGTAATGTGCTATTCCTTTTCTAACTTCTATTTGTACTTTACTTGGATGTACTGGTATTAATTGTTTTGGTCGCATTATTCTTTTGTCCCAGTCAATTACCCAATATGAATTACCCCACAATAATAAATGTGGAAATAGTATTTGTCGCCATGTGAAAGAAGTAAATAATGGACTTGGCTCTTTAGCTACTAACCTATATAATTCATGCTCATATAGTTTCTCTTTACGGTCTTTTGTTTCTTTTAATAAGTGAATAGGGAGTGAGCTTAAAGAATCGGTTAACAACTTTACAGCAGCATATACACCGCTTATAGTCATTGCGTTTTCTTTTGAAATTACAACACCGCTTTTTGATGTTGGTGTTAAATTTTCGAAGTCATCCAGACTCATACTCCTCTTATGACTTTCTTCTTGTTTAGAAGTTCTGAATAAATTAGTAAAAAAATTTGCCATTCATTTGCCTTTTAAAAGCAAAAATAACTATTTAATATTTTAATACTAAAAGTATAACAAAGTTTATTTAAAGTAATAGTTTAATATGTTTGTTTCAAATTCATCGTTTAAATGCTTGTCATCCCAAATTGTTTGCTCTGGATTAAGATACCCAAAATAACCTTTTTTATGTGCTATATGCCAAATCTTAAAGCCTTGTAAGTTTGCCCAACAGCTAACCCAAATGTCAGCCATGTTTTTTTCTTGAATAAAGTTTGTTGGAAATATAAAATCATTTGTATTAAAAGCCATTACTCCAGTACCAGCTATTTGAACTGGCTCTGTATAATTTGCATCATCTAAACAACGATGCCTTATACATGGTGTGTGGTAATAACTTTTTAATGGAAATGATGAAAAGATACGACCATGATAAGAAACTATTTTATACTTATCTATAAAAGGTATTGTATCCTGTATGTAAGTTTCTGGATATATTAAATCATCGTCGCAAGTAAAGTAATAACAATTAGGCTCTTGAAATAAGAATTTACCACCATCCCCAAGTTCGTTATTTTCAAATATTACATTAATCTTTTCATCATTTTCAAAAGGGTTAAAATTGTAGTTATTCAAACATAAATTAATAACATCGCATTGATTATATAAACTTTTAACTGTTTGTTTTAGTAATTCTACCCTATCTGGTATTGATGCTATATTAACTGATATTTTCATTTTTTCGCTTTTGTATTATTGCTTTTATTTCAAGTGTTAATATATCGTGTTGTTTACGCTTTCTAAATAATGTCCTTTCGGTTATTCCTAAAAGTTCACTTGCTTTTTTAGGCTTGTTGTTGGTTCGGATAAGAGCCTCTAT